CGTGGACAACTCGCCGGTCTCGGCGTCACGGGTTGTCCACGGGGCCGCCGCCTCATACTCGGCGACGTCAGCAAAGCGCAGTTTGATATCTGTCATCATGCGAGGGGCGCCGATATGAGGGCCGCCTTATCCCAAGGCGGGGTGGGGAAATAGACCGGGCGGGCGACGTGGCCATATAGTGCAGCGCCATTTGTTGCACTACGTCCAATTTTTAGTACTGACAAAGCAGGGATACTGCCTGCGGTATCCACCGAGCCCCTTTCCCCATTAAGCCATATCTCAAATCGATTTGTATCCCACAGACACAGAACGCGGAAAAGCGTATTGGGAACTATTGGAGCCAAGGTGGATATTTGGGCTTGTGTAACACCGTCCACAATAACCTGAAACCTTACATTTCCAGTTGCTAAAACAGTTGCATGGATAGTATCCGTTATTGAGTCATTGGAAATGCTAAACAAAGCCATGGTAAGGGCGCTAATATTCTCTACCACGCCTTCCCAGATAATGGCACCGCGTGTCTGATCGTAGCCTGCGAAGGGTAGACCACCCGTAGGCCCGAAGGTCAGGAAATCCTGCGCGCGGGTGGCGGTGGTTCCGCCTGTAAGGATTGGAGATGAGGCGAAAGTACCTGCTTCTAGTTGAGGCAATCCAATGCGAATGGTGAAGTCATAGGAATTACCGATGGTTAGAGCAAATCGAACCCTAGTCTGTACCCCTGTAGCTGCTAATGTCGGGGTGCGTGTCTGCAATATGCGTTTGGTTTTAAGTGCCCCCGCCGGGATTACGCTTACAGGTATTGCGGTTCCGGATACATTCGCGTCACCAGCCACCCAATATAAACGATGATCCGCAGAATTGGGGGGCGTTATTAGATCGGTAAACCCCGCAAATACACTGCCGGTGTAAGCCGATCCCGAAGCAATCGCAGCAGAATAGGCGGTGCTAAGGAGTATGAACGCCTCTGTTCCACTCGCTATACCGGCGTATTTAACATCGATATAATTAATGCCATCCTCAACACCAAAAGAAAGTGCTCTAGTAAGGCCGCCGTCTGAAGTACTCCAACCCCCGGTCGGTAAAGTGCCGGGGGTTCCTGCTACGCCACCAACCATGGTATTATTGAGAATGACGTTGGTGCGCGCCCCCTCCATCGACAGGCCCAGCGCCGCCCCCGCCAAGCTGAAATCAAACGCCTCCTCATTAACAGGCACGGACTGCAGGATGCCCGCCGCATTAAGGCGCGTTTTGGTGGTGGCGCGGGTAAACGCCCCCAGCCCACTCGCCGGGCCGAGGTATGTATTGCCGGGGAGCTGCACGAGCGCCGCGTTGCGCAGATAGTCCAGCACCATACCGGCAGGCTCACCAAAGAGCTGCGCGCGCAGAGCGATGAGATAGGGCGTGGGCATAACGAGCAGGAACGGTTCGGACCACGGCCCTGCAACCGGCGTGACGTACCGCGCTACAATCGGGTAGGTGCCATTCTCCAGCAACGGTACGGGGAATTTCCACGAGCCGTCCACCGCGCTCACCGTGGGCGTATAGACTACCCCAGCAAGCACCACCTCAATGGTGGAGCCCTGCACCGCCACCCCATAAACAAACTCATCCGCCCCCAGCACCGAGGGGGTAGGCGCCGCGTACCCGCTGCCCTCGGCGAGCCGGGTAGCGTCGTCAATATCGATGTAGCGCTTTAGGTCCGTCACTTCGGCCACCGTGAGATAGAGGAGGGTTTGCGACACGCCGAACTGCGTCCAATCGGGGAGCTCATCGTTGATCGTCTGGAGGAGAAAATTGCCCTCCTCAAGGTAGGCATAGGGAATGATTGGCTCCCCCGCCAGCACCCGCGTTCCCCGAATGACGTACTCCCCATCCCGCTCAAGGTCCGCAACCATGCAGCCCTTGACCTTCTTGAGGGTAAGCACGAGCCGGCTATCGTCGAGCCGAACCGAAAGTGACTGTTGCGGGGCCGTGGCGAGGGGGATGACGCGCATTACTGGCTATACCACTGGTAGAGGGTGGAGCCTTGTGGCGCGGCGCCGGCCCCGGAATTGGCGTAGGAGGTGGAGCCCTGCGCCGCTTGAGCGGTTGAGGGCGTCGTGGTCTGCTTGGTGCCGCCGGCCTGGGTGGAGGCTTGCGCGGGGTCTTGCGTCTGCTCCTCGGTAAGCCCGCCGCTTTGAGGCGTAACTACGATCGCTTCACGGAACCGAAGCGCCATAGAGATGGCGTTGAACCGGTCGGGCGTCTCCTCATGCGGCATGTCCGTCAAGATCATGTCCGAATAAGAGCTTGTGCGGGTCGTGATGGTGAGCTTGATACCCGCCATGAACGCCGCCTTGAGGCTGGCGTATGTGCTCCGGTACTCGCGCTCGCCAATGCACACCATAGGCATGAGAATTTCGCGCGGGTGGTGCACGAGATGGTCCGCAATCACGGTACCATTCTCAACCGGGTGCTCCATGAGGTCCGCGCTCTCGAATACGGCGGCCTCCAATGGGCGTAGGGCGGACCATAGCGGCACAAAGCCCGGCCCGAGGATGGCCACGACATCGACCGCTTGCGACGGGCGGATGAGGCTCCGGCCAACGTCTATGGCGGGCCCTAGGGCGTCGAGGATACCGGCCATTTACCGCGCCACTCCGTCGTCAAGGTTGTTCTGCGTCTGGCCAATGTGAGATTTTAGCCTGCTATCCACCGCGCGCGCAATGCCGTCCGCGTCGGTCGCGGCGGTGTTGATCGTCACGCCGCCGACATTGACCGTGCTGGTGACGTTCCGACCCTCCGTGACGCCCCCGCCGGCATTGGTGTTGACCGTGCTGGGGGTTTGGGAGTTGATCGGCGTGCCGTCCGCATTCTTGAGCAGGATTTGCCCTTTGCGGGTGCTGTCGATCGCCGCCGCCGCGCCGGCTACCGTACCGGTCACCTGCACCGTTGCGCCCCCGGCGCTGCCCGCCAGCCCAAGGATGGTCCGAAGCCCGTTAATCGCGGCGTTGATGCCCGAGCTTATGGTGCCGATGATGCCCGACCATACCTGCCCGATGAGGCCGGCGGCGGCGGTAAACGCCGAGCCGATGCTATCACCGAGCGCCACCATTTTGCCCTTGAAGGCCTCGGCGTCCCCGAACACGGCCTCAAACATGGCCTTGCTCTGCGTCTTAAACTCCTCCCACCGCGCCGGCAGGCCCGCAAAGGCGGTCTGCAGCTCGGGCCCGAGCTTGGCCCAAGCAGCGGAGGCGACGTCGGCGGCGAGGGAGGCGGCGTTGCCGAATGCCTCCCATAGCGGCATGAGGCTGGAGAAATACGCCGTGCCCGCGCTCTTGAGAGCCTCCCACGCCGTCGAGCCCGCCGCGCTAATTGCCGCCCACCCCTCCGTCAAGAAAGGCTTCAAGGTGCCCCACAAGTCGCGTAGGGCGGCAAGACTGTCCGAACCCGCATGTTTGACCGCCGCCCACGCTGCCGAGGCTTGGGCGCTCATCTCCGTGAAGAATGGGCCCAAGGCTTTGATGAAGTCGCCGAACCACTGGTACTCTTTGGCCAGCTCGCCGATGAGCGAGGGCTGCCCGTTAAGGAAGGCCTGCACGTCCTCATAGGCCAGCGCGAACGCCACGCCCACGGCAGCGACGGCAGCCGCCACGGCAAGGAAGGGCGCGGCGAACGCGAGGATGCTGGCGACGGCAAGGGCAGCGGACGCGATGAAAGGGGCCATGGCGATGGTGAGGCCGATGAAAAACCCCTTAACCAGCGTCTCGTTTTTCGCCATCCATTCAAAGCCCTTTTGCAGGCTGGCGAAAAACTTGGTGACGCTCGGAAGGACTGACGCGAGCAGACGGTTACCGAAGCTCTCCAGCATGTTGCCGAGCTGCCCCATTTGCCCTCGATACTCGCGCACCGCTTGGGCCTGCTCCTCGGTGACCACGCCCAGGCGCTTTTCCGCCTCAATGCGGTCCTCTAGCGCCTTCCGTCCCTTCATGAGCAGCTCAATCGTGCCGGCGTCCTCAATCCCCAGCTTTTTGATGCGGGCAAGGGCCTCCGCCTTGGACACCTTTTCAAAACTCTCGGCGAGCTTGAGCATGCCGGCGGTGGCGTCGAGCGCCTCGCCCTTGGCGCCTTTGATGGCGAACCCCCACGCGGCAAAATCCTTGGCCGCGCCGCTGGCCTTGTCGGCCGCCGCTTCGTTGAGTTTCTCGCCAAACTTCACCAGGCTGTCCGTGGCCCCGGCAGTCTCGCCACCGGCCGCCACCACGGCGCGTCGGAAAGCGTCCACCTCGCCCACGGAGCCGCGCAGCTTGATCGCCACTTGCTCCAGCTCGCGTATCTCCCGGGCGCGTTCTTTGACAAAGCTGGTTACGGTGCCGATCGACACGAGAGCGGCGAGGGGGGCGATGAGACTGCGCGCCGCCGTGGTGAAGCTCGTGGCCAACCGGCTGCCGTTCTCCGCCGCGCCGGCCGTCTCCAGCTTTACCCGGTTCATGGCGCCGGCAATGCGCTCCGCCTCAATTTTGGCGGAGCGTGCCATCTTGGCCAGTTTTTCCGCCTCGGCAGTGTTGCCCGAAAACTTGGCGTGGGCGGCCTCGGCGTTGAGCTGCTGATAGTCCACCTTGGCCTTGTTGAGCGCCGCCGACAGTTTTTGCATGCCGGCGGCGTCGACCTTACCCACCTTCTCAACGCTGCGCGCCAGCTCATCGGCGGCGACGTCGGCTTTCTTCATCTCGGCGGTTGCCTTGTCGGCGTCCGTCTCGAAAAGAAACGTGAAGGTGGAGAGAATGTTGCTCATCGCTTGTTCGCCCGCATGACCGCCCGCCACTCATTGAAAGTTTGGGTCGTATGGACTTCCCATATATCGAACGCATCCTCAAGCGTAAGCTCGTGTTTCAGCTCTTTAAGGCTCGCTTTACCACTTCCGATAATGGCTCCGATGAACCCGTTAACGTTCGGAAAATCCACTGTATTGCCTTCTGGCTGATACTCTCTAAGGAAACGGAGTTCAGCCCTTTCGACAAAAAAGTGCAGTTGTATTCAAGCATAGCCCATTCAAGCTTTGCTATCGTCTCCCAATCACCACAATGGTTGTCCACGAGGGCCCGGGTCGTGAGCTGAATTACGTTACCGTCATCCAACTGTACGCCCACATAGCCCATGAGCTTGAGCATAATTTCTTCCGAAACCTTGTACTCGCTCATCTTGGGCATGTTGCCGAGGGGGTAGCCAATGACGATCTCCCGGCCGGCGATGGCGGGGAATTTGTGCAACACGAAGTCCACCAGTTTGGCGTCCTGTCGCATCAGCGGGAACGGTTTGGGCTCAAGCATTGCGTGCGGTCTCCATTGCATCCGCCATGGCATACGCCTCCCGAGCAATTGCCTCGGGGTCCGCGCCGCCCGAATAGACGGCATGCGGTAGAAGGGTATTCATGGCGGCGAGCGCGATCACGTCACGGCGCTTGCGGGCGTTGGTCTCGTGCTCGCGCAGCACCTTCACGGCGTCGAGGATATCCACCGCCGTGCCCCCGTTCCCACGTTCCGCAATCGCTTGAGCGGCTGTCTCTAGCCGTTCTACCAGTGTCATCTGCATTTCCAGCCTCCAAAGAAAAACCGCCGGCAGCGCGAGGCCCCGGCGGTTCCATCTAGGCGTAAGTTGAACGCGGCGTCAAGTCTTGGCGAAGCCCTCGGCGGCGAAGCCGTACGGCTTGGACTTGAGACGGCCGGAGCTCGCCGCGCTGTCGCCGGGGATGCCGCTGACGATGCGGCAGCCGGTCCACGTGCTGGTGCGCCCATCCGGCCAAACCGCGACCATCGTAATGTTGTCCTGCGCCGACGCCTTGCCTCGCCCCGCACGGTTGGCCTCGAAAAGGGCGGCGAGGTTTCGATCGTCGTCACTGCGCGGAATGATATTGAGCTTGGGCATGAGCGGGTTCGCCTTGCTCCAAACGATGAGATCGCCATTGGTGCCCATGGCTTGGTCCGCAATGGTGAGCTCCGGCACGTCCAAGCTATCACCATCATCCGCGAACTGCGTGACGGTGAAGCCCGCCGGAAACGTCCGGCTTGCGGTAATCTGCACCCGAAGGCCGATAGTCGAAACGTCCGTGGTCATGGTCGCTATTTCCTATGAAAGGGGGAGGGCTGGGGGCTTAGATGAGGACGTGCGTGCCCTCCACCTTCCGAATGACATCATCCTTGCCGTAGATGAGGACATAGACCGCCTTCCACTCAACCCGACCGTCGAGCGTCGTATAGCTCGCCATGTTGCAGTCAAGCCAGTAGCCAATATTCTCCACCTGGCGCCATGCAAACTCATCCCCGGTCTGATCGGTGATATAGAGTTTTTGAATGGTGGTGAGGGTCTTGCCGACGCTGATAACACCGTTGAACAGAGCGCGGGTGATGGCGTCGTTGATCACGGCGATAATCTCGCCGCGTCCCTGATTATTGGCGCTCACCTTGGCCTTGGCGAGAAGCAGCGACATGATGACGGCCGCCGCCGCATCCTTGAGCCACATTTCGTTGGCATAGATGTTCTGGTCAACCGGGCTGGTGGCCGGGCCGCCCATGACGCCGCGCTGATAGAAGTTGATGAGCTGGCCGGCGGTCTGCGTCTGGCCATAGTAGTTGACGCGCACGAGGTCGAGCGCGTTGGACTGCGAGGTGGTCTTGACCTTGGCGGTGAGCGTCGGGAACTGCTGGAACATGTAGTTCTGCACGCTGTTCCGGCGGTTGTAGTCCGTCGCGGCGAGCACAATCATAGGGATCATGTCGTCATATTCGGTCTGCGTGGCGCCCACATAGGTGAGGGCCGTACCGGGCATGTTGATGAGCGCGGCGGACAGCGCGACATAGTTGGTGTCGTCCACGCCCTCGACGAACATAAACTCCACGTTGCGGGTGCTATTCCACGTCGCAACCTCGATAATCTGATCAGTCGTCAGCGTCGGGATAAACAGGAACGAACCGAAGTTGTTCGAGTTGTCGGCCGCCGCAATGAGGGTGTCGGTGAGGGTCTGCGCAGCGGTGCCCGGCGACATGACGGCGGCGGGGCCCCAGCCGAGGCGGCCGGCGATATCGTTAGCGGTGCCGGTCACCGTGACGGAGATCGGCGAAGCGCCCGCGACGGTTCCGGTAAAGTTGAACGTCTGCCCCACGGCGTCATACGCTACCACAGCGGTAACGAACTGCGCGCCGCCGGCCGCGCGAATGGCGGTCTGCAGAATGGAGGCCACGCCGGCAAGATCGACCGCCGCCGAGAAGTTGAGGGCGGTGAGGTTGATGGTGGTGCCGGCGTTCATGGTGAGGGTGCCGGCCGTGATCAACTTCCACGCGGCGAGCGTGGTGAGGGTACGCGAGCCGTAGACCCGGGGCGCCGCCGCAACGTCTGCCCACCGGGTGAAGGCAATCTTTTTGGCGCGGGTGATGTTCTTGCCGATGAAGGCGAAATAGAAGGCCGCGCGCAGATACTCCACGGAGGTGGTCCCGAAAAACGTCCCCGCGCTGTCCGCGTCGGTCATTTCAATGCGCGTGTCGATCGGCACCTTAGTGTTCGTGGTGAACAGGTTGCCGATTAGGTCGCGCTGCCGAACCGAGGCGCCGGCACCTACGCCGGAGACGATATCGACGTATTTCCGAATGCTGATGCTCATGGTCCGGCTCTCTCCTAGACGCGCCCGATTTTGGGCTCAAATACCGCAACGGGCGGCGTCGTGGTGCTTTCAGTAATTTGCACGTGATGCAATACCACGTCAAACGATGGATTGTCTTCGTTCTGCGCGCTCTCGTTAAGAAAGGGAACGTCGCGAATGTTGGTGATCCTACCAGGGCGCACGTTCTGCGCCGCCAGCGTGGCCAACGCGGCATCGCCCTGTAAGATATCGGACGCCGCCCGGCAGATATCGAAGGCCGTGGGGAATGCCTCATCCACCGGCTTGCGGCGTGCCGTGGCGCTCACCTGCACGGTGGTTTCCATGTACTGCGTCTCGCGATACAACATGGTCTCCGCCGGCTCCGGTAGCGGCAAGTACTCGCGCTTGAGAAAGCCGTACCGCGCGGTGCCGATTTGCTGCGTGAAGACGGTAGGCACCTTGGGGGCGCCGATCGCGTCAAGCGGCAACTTGCGGTCCACCGCCACACCCGCCAAGCGGCTGTCCGCCATGAGGGTGGAGCGAAGCAGGGCCATGAGCTGGTTTTCAAGCATCTATCACCCGCACAAAAAGCACCGCTTCCCAACCGTCCTGCCCCTTCCAATCCACTTTGGTTTGCGCCTCATAGGTCTCGGCGCCCCATGTAATGCGGTCGCCGGATTTGTCCGGGTCGATGCACTGAATAGGCCCGTCGCTGGTGTAGAGCAGGGCGTACTTACGGGTCATGTCGAGCCCGAGTTGCGCCACAAGCTCCATGCGCGCCGGCTGGAAACTACCGGTGATGTCCACGGGGGCTGCGTAGACCGGCAACGGGTAGCCGCTGGGGGTACGGCCGGCGCTGATGAAGCGGGCAAGTTGCACCGTCTGCCGGCCGATGACGCCGAAAGCCATATTGAGCAGGTTGGCGCCGGGGATCATGTGCCTATCCGGTAGGTGACGGACTGGAGGAGCTGCCCGGTAGCCACGAGCGGCTTGGCGAAACCTTTACGCGCAACGGTGGCCGGCTTCAAGGGCGGTGACGTCACGGCCTTGATTGACTTCGCGACGTCACCGGCAGCCCGCGCCGCCACCATCTCCAGCACCCCGGCTGCCGTTGTGTTGCCAAGCACCACCTGCGTGGCGCCCTGCCCGATCGCGTCCACCCATGACGGGCCGTAATTGGCGATGGCCGGGCGCATGAAGGGGCGCGCGGGGATGCCCCCGGCGGCGTAGCCAAACTCATGGATGGCGGCAAGGTAGGCGCGGCTGGTATCGAACCACCCCACCTCTGCACGCAGCCCGCCGAGGCTGTCCAGTTGGGCAATAACCTGCTTGATGCCGGGGCCGGTGCGGACAACGCGGGCCATCAGCGGAACGTACCATAGACTTTGCGGAACGCGCGCAGCTCGGGCTTGCCGCCGATATACCAGCCGCCGGCCGCTTTGATGGAAAGGAGGGCCCATAGCTCCGCGCCGTACGGCGTCGTGGAGAGCCACCACTGCCAACCGTCCTTGGATGGCGGCGGCGCCATGGTGACGGAAACCTTATCGATCGTCGCGCCGGTAACCTGCCCCACAACGGGCGTGGTGCCGCCATCCGCGATAAGCACGCCAATCTGGAGGAGGTGGGCGGCCATGAGGTCGAGGAGCGTCTGCAGGTCTGCGCCGCTCAACAGGCAATCATCATAGCTGCCAAGGTAGATCGTGCCCTTGGCCCATACCCCGGTCACATAGGCGTCCGGAAATTTGGTCGTGTCGGCGAACGCCGGGTAGAGCAGCCGGAACGTGGCGAGGTCTATGACATGCTGCGCCACGTTCCGGCTCCTACGGTGGGGTGTATCAGGCCTTGCCGCGCGGGCTCGGGGTGTTCAGCTTGGGCTCGGGGTCCTTCGCCGTCAAGTCGGCTTCCACGAGCGGGGCGCTCGGGTCGCGGCTCTCCATATCGGCGGCCACTACCTCGGGGTCTACCTTCTTGTCCGACACCACGATAAAGCCATTGGCCTCGTGGAGCTTGAACACCTCGTTAGCGCGGAGATGCTCCAGCTCATCGGACGTCACCGGCGTCACGACGCCCTGGGGGGTACGCAGGAAGCCGTCCGGGATATTGGCGCCGCCATGGATACGGACGTTACCGGAGGGCACCTTGAGGTCCGCTCCGCCTGCGCCCCAATTGGTGTAGTCCACCGGGCCGGTGAGGGTCGAGTAAATGTAATGCGTCTTGGCCATGGGGCCCGTTCCTTCGTGACATGGGGTTGCGTGGGGGCCGGCGGGGAACTAGGCCCCCGCCAACCGGTTGTTAGATGCCAGAGCGCCGAACGATGGCGAAGGGGCGCTTGACCATGATGCCGCCGAGGGCGTTGGTGTAATCCTCAACGTACGCCTTGGCCTGCTGTTCCACGCCGAGCGTCTGGAACTTGGCCGGGACGATCTGCGCGAACACCAGGCCGTCGTCCGAACTGCCGTCTTCCACCTTCTCGGCGTAGAGGTAGAACACATTGGCGCCGCCGTTGGCCCCGTTGAGCTCCGGCGCCGTGACCACCCGCATTTTGGGATAGGTCTTGGTAAGCCAATCGGCCACCGAGTTGCCGAAATCCGAGGTGACCGCAAGGAACTGCGAGGCCACCGTGGACACGGCAAGAATGGTGGGCGTGGTGGTCGGGTCGATGGTGTCGCCCGAATTGGTCTGGAGGGTACCCGCTGCCGAACGAATATCGGCAATGATCTCCAGAAACGTCTTGGTCGCCCAGGTCGTGCCGCCGGTGCCGGCCGCCACGGTGACATAGGCCGGGAGGCCCGGATCATTGAGATAGCCGAAGGTACGGTTGGCGCCACCATTGAAGCCGTAGAAGCCGACGCGATTGCGCATGATGTCGAGCGCAAGAGCAGCGGCACCGCGCTTTTCGTTCGCCGAATTGATCTGCGCACGGGCCGCACGGGCCTCCTCCAGACGCCCTACGCGAATGCCGAGCTCGAAACGCACGATGGTGCGGCGTTCGTAACCCGGGTTCCACGAGGCGAGCGGCACGTTGGTGTAGTCACCATACGGGATAGCGAGGCCGGTGGGCTCAAGGGTGGTCTGCACCACCTCCTCGTCTTCCCACTTGCCGCCGATGCTGATGCCGGCGAGCATGTCGATTTTGCGCGCGCGGGTGAGGCTTCGCACGATGCCGGGCAGCCAGTTCTGGAGGAACTGCGCCGGGGTGCCGATAGTGGCCACGCCGATGAGCGGCTGGAGCACGTTGGCATCCATGGCCGCTCCGGCATCGGCAGCGGCGAGCGCCAGCATAAAGCGCTCGTCAAACCCGATGCCGAGATCGGCGAGGGCTGCGTACTGCCCCACCTCCTCCGGCTTGAGGGCGAACGGTTCCGCGCTGGCGCTGTCGAAAGCCGACATGTGGTAGCGGATTTTAGTAACGGGGGCCATCTTGGTTTATCTCCTGTTGCGCCTAGCGCGAAGGCTCACGCCTTGGCGTCAAATTCGATAACCGCGAGGCCGGCAGCCGCGCTTTCGAACCGGGTGACGCGCCCATTGGGGAGGCGCACGGTGCCCGCCGGTGCCGAGGCCCCGGGAGCGGTGGACTGCAGAATGCCGGTGGCAGTGGCGTACCAAATCCAATCGCCGATAGCGAACGCCGCCGGTAGGGTGACGATGAGGCCGGCGGTCTCCTGCACCAGCTCCACCACGGTGCCGTTGGGCAGCACCAGCGTAGAAGCGAGAGTGCCGCCCGCCACGGTGCCGAGGCTGGAATACACCTTGGGGTTGGCGAGGATGCCGGCGAAAATGGCCGGCGCCGCGCCGCCCGCCTGCACGTCAAGCGGCTGGGGGTCGGCGGCGGTCTCAAACGAAGCGGTGGCATCGTCCACGACGGAGAACGCGCGACCGATGACGTTATTCGCCGCATCGCCGGAGTTGAGAACTGCCGGCTGCCCACGCAGGGGGCCCTCAAGGTAGAGCTCCCCGATGACGCCGAACCCGATGTTAGCGCCAATGGGCGCGGCCTGGAAAGACATGGCTTGATAGCTCCGTTATAGGGGCGGCGACGTGGCGTCAGGCTGCCGGGGTTGCGTGAGCGTGCGCGGCGATGCGCGCGGCGAGCGGTGCGGCGTCCATGCCGGTGCCAGTCTTCACCGGAACCGGAACGGGCATAACCTGCAACGCGGTGTCGAGCGCCACAACTTCGCTGCCCTTGGCGCATTTGATGCCGAGCTTTTCGACACCGTAGGCGGCCACCTGCGCGAGCGTCATGGCATCGTGGGCGAACGTGCCGACGTGCTTGGAGAGACGATCGGCAAGCGTGTTGCGCGCGGCGAGCCCGGTAACCATGGCGGTTTCGTCCATGGCGGGGCGGGCGGAGAGCGTGGCCACCGTCTTCTGGAGATCAGCGATGGTCTTAAGCGCCGCGTCCATGGTGGCCGGCTTGTCTTCGTCGCTCACGGTAACTTTCTCCTCGGAAGGAACCGGGGCCGGCGCGGGTTCATCCTTGGCCGGGGCGGGAACCGGGGCCGGCGGGGTCTCATCCGCGACCTTGGCCACGACGGGCACGGCCTCGGCGGGGGCTGCTTCGGCGTCCGTGAGGGCGGCCATGCAGGCGGCGAGGGCTTCCTTGAGCTTCGCAATCTGTTCGGGGGTCATCGTGCGCGGTTCCTTTGCGTCGACCGTAAAAACCAAATGATCGAGCACGGAAATATCCGGCCCCATCCGTCCTTGATCTACCAGCGCCACGTGATTGCCGCGCAAACCTCGCTGCACGTAATCATAGGCTTGGCCGTTATAGACCCCCGGCGCGCGCTCATAGCGACAGCGGTAGCCAAGTGAAAGCTCAGTTTTACCCTTTTTTATTTTATCGGCAAGGGTCTTGCTGAATACCTTGACTGTTCCATAGAGGGTATCGTCTTGAAAATTGACGTCTTGCCCGATCACGCCATGCACGCCATGGTCCTCGGCGGGCTTGAAGCCCTCCCCCAGCATAGCGTGATCATCCACGAGCGGCTGGAGGTGAAACGAGCGCATGGCCTCGGGGGCGCTAAGCTCCTCGGGCGGCCGGAAGACGCTGAAAATCTCGCCCGGGGGCAAGTCCTTGGAGATTTGCGCGCCGCTGTAGGGGAACACGCCAACACGGGACAGCGGGTTATTCTTAACCTCAAACCATCCGTTGGTGTCGATCGTGCGTGCGCTCAAGGCTTGGGTCCGCCGAAGGAAATGACCGGCACCATACGACACCGGCAATTTATGAGTTGACCAGGCAACCCACGTTCGCCGGTACGCTCATCTATGATAGGCGGATTGTCAAGGTCATACACCTTGCCGTCCATCTCAACGTGCAGCTCCCGGGGTTCCTTGCCGCCACCCGAATGCAGCCACTCGAATTGCCGCATACCGGCGGCCTGCATGCGCACGCGGTTGAGCGCGGTGGTAGCCTTGCGGGTTTGGTCCTCGGCAATGAGCTTGGCGCGGCGCTTGGTAACACCTTCGTATTGCTCGATTTGCGGCAGTAGATCGGTCATGCCCTGTCCGGTTTGAATGGACCGCATGACGTCGCCTTGGATTTGCTCAAAGTATTTGGCCGGAATAGACTTGATTAGCGCCACGTTTTCACGAACGCTTGCTTTAAACACCTCCGCAACCGTGCCGCTAATCATATCCGTCTTGAGCGTGAGGCCGCCCGACACTGCCTTTAAGCTATCACCAAGCTGCGAGGCGCTGGTGTCGCTAACCCCCTTCATCATCGCCGCCGTGAGGCCGCCGGCCTGCTCCGTAAAGAGCAGCACGAACCGTTTCTCCAGCTCACGCAGGAGCCGGGTAACGGCGGTCACGAAGCTGGGGGCGTCCATGGCCACGCCGGCATGGGCCGCGATCGGCCGCTTATACTCGCGCACCAACGCCCGTTGCGTGACGGTCGCCATCAGCTCAACAAGCTTCTCCAGGCGGGCGCTGTACTTGTCGCGAGTGGCGGCGGACGGAGAGAGCGGCGAGCCCCGGAACAAATGCCCGGCACGCTGCGCCGCCCACGCCTCACGCGGCTTCGATAGGGGCGGGCGCTGGCGTCGGGCCACCGGCGAGCTCCTCTAGCAGCTTCTCGGCGCTGGGGGGCAGCGTCCCCTCCGGCGCGACGTCCGGCAGATTGGTGTATTCGCTGTTGGGGTCCGCCTGCAGCCGGTTGCGCACGTCCTCGCCGTCGATCGCGCCGATACCCGCATAAATTTGGTCGGTCTCCGCCTTGGTCTTGTTGATCGTGGCGTACTCCACGGCGGTGGGGCTATCCACCGGCGCCCAATCAATCTCAATCTCCAGCGCCGTGACGTCGAGCAGAGGGAAAAACCCCGGCAGCTCGCTCCGCACAAGAAACAGGTGGTGCCGGTCCACGAGCGGCGTGAGGTCATTCTGTTGAATGGTCTCCAGCTCCTCGTGATACACGCTCTCGTCATACTCGCCGGTGGAGTTGAACCCCTTGGGCGCCGTGCCGAGAAGCTTGGTTGCCGGCATGTTCGCCGCGCTGGCGACAAGCTGGTACTGCGTCATAATCGTGGCGTCGAGATCGTTGAGTGTCGTTTCGAACTGCTCCATCTTGTCGTTGGTGTCGTTGATTTTGACGCCGTAGTTATCCCGCATCTCCATCCATGTGGCCATGTGCTGCGCCGCCTTCTCACGGTTGGCGAGAAGGGCCGCAACGTCAGTGCTCCAAACCATGCTTCGTTTGGTCATGGCGAGCATGGGGCCCTCATTGGCCGTGCGCTCGGCGGCGTACACCCGCTCCATGATTTGCTGGGGGACACTCACGCCGCCGTAATTGTAGGTCGGCTTGAGAATGTCCGGCACCTCATTGGGGCGAAAAATGCAGAGGTGCGAACGATGGTACCGCTTGCCCTGAATAACCCACCATGTCGGTTCGTAGAAGTCGGGATTGGTGGGGTCCATGACCGCCGCCGCGTCGAGCTCGGGGCTCATCCAATACGGGTCGACCTGGCTCATGCCGAGATACGAACCGGGCGTGATGCCATCGGGGTTGAATGGCTTCTCATAATATAGCGGGTCGACGCTCTTGACGCGGAACAACACCACGCGAATGCCAAACACCCGCCCCATGGCAACAAACTGCTCCATGTTGCGGTTGAGCCGGTATTTCTTGTTGAGCTTCGTTATGCGCTTTTGCACCTCGGCGCCGGCCGCTTCGTCCGCCGCACCCTCAACCTGCACATCAAAGCCGTGGCGAATGGCATCCCGCGCCGGCACCCGGCACGCCTTGTTGATAAGCCACTGCTGCGCGACCATGGCGCACATTTGGTAGCCGATGAAGCCTTGGCTCATGAACCAATCGGTAAGCGCCTCGGGCAGCCCCTCGAACCCGAACCGGGCCATCTTGGTGAGGGTCGCTTGCCCCTCGCTGTCCATGGCCACGCCAGCGGCGGCGTCTGGCACCGGCAGTGCGCGCTCAAGCTTCATGGCGTAATCTAAGCGCCGGGCCGCGCGCACCACTCGCGACGGAAAGTCGTGCGTGGAAAAAAGAACAGGCCCCCCGTCGTCAGAGGGGCCAGTTGGGGGGATCACGGAGGGTTTGCGCTTGAACGGCCACATGCGGCGACTATGCCCGCGCTGGGGGCGGTGCGTCAATGGCCTCGCCGCGTCGGGTGAGCTCGACGCGGGCGGCTTCCGAGAAATGCGTGCTTGGGCCGTAGAGATGCATGCGCAACCGCTCCACGCTCTCCCCCGCCAGCACTACCGGCATGGGCACGTCCGGTAGGTCATACGCGGCGAGCCGCAAGGCCATCTCTTGGGCCACCGCCCGGTTTGCGTGCACCGCCTCGCGCCGGGCGGAGATGAACGCAAGATGCCGGTCCTTGCGTTTGATGTAGGCGGCAAGGGCCTCCTCCCGGCTGGGGTGCGCGTAGGGGTTAGCGGCATCGCGGCGCATCCACCGGGTCCAACCGGCCACGTTGAAGAATTGCAGCCATCGGCCGGTTGGTGTTTCGCGCACCGTCTCAAACGTCCATAGCTGGGGCTTGTAGCCGTCCCCCTTGCCGCCGTCGACGTAGCGATAGAGCTTCACCGTCACGACACGCCCCCCAGCTTGTCGAGCCGATCGGCGATGGTCTCCAGGATGGACCGCAACGGCCAATCTAGGTCACCCTCTTGGATCATCTCGTGCAAGGTGAGCGAGTTGCGGCGGCGCCGCTCCACCTCCTCCGCCTCACATTCACGCGCCCACTCGGCGGCTTTCTCACGTCGTCGTTCGGGGCTGCTCATGATCCGCACGCCTCTTTAACGGCCATCTCCACGGCCTTCACCTGCGCGCTGTACGCCCGGGCGCACGCCTCGTTGGCCTCTTTGATTGCCGGCTCGTGCTCGGCGTAGGCCGCGTCAACCACGACTTTGGCCGCCTCGGCAAGCTCTTTGGTGGCGAACCGTCCGGTGCAGTCGCGGGAGGCGGCGTTCGTGGGCATGTCGTGTTGATCGCGGCCATAGAACAAGTGGCGGTAATTGCCTTTGCCCTTCTCCGTCGTCACGGCCATGATGGTGCGGCGCGAGCCATGGGGCCCCCGGCGCAGCGTATAAAACAGGGCGTCTTTCACGGCAGCGCCCTCGTGATGGTCACGGAGGCGGTCACCGCCTCGGCGCGATCGTCATAATCGAGCGTCACCTTAACTTCCGTGGAGGCGGCTATGTCATAGCTAGCCCGAATGTCCCGCGCTATGAGGTGCTCTATTTTGGCGGTCGAAACCTCCACGGTGGCAACCTCAAATTCCTTCGGAACCTGGCGGGTGATCCGCTTGAAGGTGGGGGACGGCGGGCTTTCGATCTCCGCTGCCTGCCCGTCGTTTACGCCTCGTGTCATTGATCTCATCTCCGTTGTGACGTGGGTTAAGGCAACTCGGGTGTCAAGGTCGTGGTGACGCGCACGAGCAGATACCGGCCGTTAGGCAATGGGTCGCCCCACCAGTGCGAGGCCTCGGCGCGCGTCTCAAAGCGCTTGGCGTGCCACCACTCCCGGCACTCGCTCCGGCCGCTCTTGACGTACTTGCCGGTGACGCGAGATTGGATGATGAAGTAATCGGTCATGGCCGCGCCCTCTGCGCTTCGATCGCCGTCACGCGCTCCAGTTCCGGGACGTCATAAAGGTTAAGCCAGAGCATGAGGACGTTAAGCGCGGGGTCGTCCAACTCAATGGCCCGTTCCGCAAGCTGGCAAAGAATTGGCAGCGTCAAACGTACCGCCGTGGTCAACGGCCCTGGGTGGGGGTGGCCCTCAATCATCTCGTGGAGGAGGTTGGGCAGGTGGCAATCAAACTGTAGCTTGGTCATGGCTCACGCCCCCGCCGCTGTCGTCAGGATTAAGGCGGCCGCATCTTTACGGGTATCCGCCGAACCGAGGTACCTGCCCTTGCGACGGGCTTCCCACCGAACCGGGGCGCCTCGCACCGTCCAACCCTCAACGCGCTTCACGCTGCCGATGAGCGTATCGCCGTCTCGGACTTGATAAAACTCGGGGAAGTCTTTGCTACGCTTGAAAGTGAGTGCCATGGGATTTGCTCCACCCGTTTGACTGATGATGCATTTGAACATGGGTTCAAGTGATTGTCAAGCGGGGGAGATGAGGACCGGGTGCACCCCTCGGGTTGACACTGGCTCCATAGCTGCCGCCGGAGCATGGTTCCGCGCAGGCCGGTCCTCATAAAACGCCAAACGCCCCGCACTGGCAATGCGGGGCGCCGGGAGGCCTAAGACGTCTAAGAAGCCCGCGTATACTGCCTCAATCCAAGTAGCTTAGGAAGCTCTTTTTGCGCGGGGCGTAGCGGATCATGATGCAGTCGCCCCGGTTCGGGCTGGGGGCGCCCTCGGGGGCCTTGTCCACGAGGATTTTGCCGGCCGTGTTCTTGCTGTAGGTCGGCTGGCTTAGCTCATTGGTGAGCAGCCCCAAGTTAGGGATGGTGCCCCGAATGCTCATGAGGTCGTCCACCTTGTAGCCGATCGGCTTGCCGGCCTTGTGCAGCTCCAGTGCACGCACGGTGCGCAGGATGCGCATGCGCAGCTCCCACCAGCCTTGCGCCTTATGGTTGGCGAAGAAATCTCCGTTGAGCCGATCGCCGGCTTGCCGAATGGGGGTTACGACCGCGCTGGGGATGGCGTTGTCAGGATACAACACCTCGCCGCTGCCCCGGAATGGCGTCACCTCAATGAGCCGGTTCTTGGCCGCCTTGCGCCGCTCATTGACTACGCGCGCATCGCCCCGCACGCCCGAGCCCAAGCCGTCCGCGTCAAAGCTAAACTCGGTGAGCTGGTGTTCGTCGCATAGGTCAAAGGCGCGCTCCGTGGTGCCGAATATGTCGTCCCCCTTGCCGCTCCACGTCTCCAGGCCCTCAAGCAACACGCCCCGGCCCCACGCGAATGCATTGAGGTCCTTGCCTTCGTCCGCAACGTCGAGCGCCCCGCGCAACTCGCCGCGCATCTCCAACCCAAGCTTGAGGTCTGCGTCTATAATCATTTGTACCCACGCGCTCGGGATGACAATGCCGGTTTGCGAGGCAGTATAGTTGATGTCTATTTCTTGAGCGACGGTTACCGCGTCTAGCTCCTCAAGCTGCTTCTCATACCACGCTTGGTCTTTGCGAGGATCGTCGCGCCAATGGAACGTAAACGTCTTGATTTTACCGTTGCTAATCTTTTCATAGAAAGGGTTGTTGGTGCCGTTGGCACTGCTCAAATCTTGGCGACAATTGGTCGTGGCAGATAGTGAGGCGTCTATCTTCTTGGGCCGCTCCAAGTGGGCAGCCTCATCCACAAAATAGATGGTCTGCCGATCGCCGCGCCCAATATTGTCGCCAGCCTCGCCACCCATGACACTGCCGGTCAACGGAAACTCAATGCGCATGCGGATGGAGTGGGCGCGCTCATCCCACCCGCCGGTAAACTCGGGCGGCACGTTGGCCAGAAAGAACCGGGCTTTCCAGAATAGCGACTTGGGGTCGCCGCCGTTGTCGACATACTCCGCCTTGCGCGAGCCGAACCCTATGCTTATGCCGTCGCGGAAATTGCAGAGCGTGGCGGACAGGCTCAACGCCAGCCACGAGATGCCCATGTCACGGCTCTTTTGCGTGCCCCCAGGCTGCCGGCTTTTCCAGCGCTCCAGCACCCAATCAATCCACTCGCGCTGCTTGGGGAATAGGAGGAACGGGATGCTCGTGGGCAACCCCACGTCCGCGTTGCGCGGATCGTAGGTCATGCCCCAATCGTTTATAAAATCGGCGGGGTGGTCACGGTACCACGCGCGCAAGCCGGGCAGGAGCTCGGGGTGCTGGCGGAGGTGCTGGAGGCGTGCAAGGCGGGCTTGGAACACCGGCACATAGTCCGGGTTTTTCCAGTCAAAGGGGGCGGGCACCACGGCCTTAGTCACCGGCAAGCATCCTGTCTAGGCGGCGTGCCCTCGCCTCGGCATAGCGCAGCCGGCGGGCGTCATCCCCCAGCCGCCGCGCCTCGTGATCGTTGGGCCCGAACATGTCCGTTAACTCCGCGCCGAGGTAGAGCGCCCGCGCCTTCACGCCCAAGCTGACATCATAGTGGCACCACGACGCCTTGGGCGGCTCTTGGAACCACTCGCGCTTGAGGCCGCACTTGGCCGCCATGGCGTGCAGCTCGTCAAGGGTGTCCGCCCACATATGGCACATGACCATGCGGCCGAAGGTGTGGCGAACATCGTCAACATAGACGGTCACCCCCATCGCCTCGCGTTGATCTCAAACCACGACCCGTCCCGCTGCGCGTCGTGGGAGGCGGCTAGGTTGCCTTCGTTCCACCGGCGCAGCCAATCGACAATCACGGCCTCTCGGTAACCCGCCGTCACCGCCTGCCAAATCTCAAGCATCGGCGGGGCGAAAGCGGCTTGCGTCAGGTACGCGCGAACGGCTGGCGGTAGCTGGTCAAACCCCAGCATGCGCATAGCCGCTTCGTGCTGCTTGAGGTCACCCGCACTCATAGGCCAGCTCCGCGACGTAGCGCACCGAGGGCCATGGGAGCAGCATATAGCTGGCGGGCCGGCGCGCGTGGCCAAACTCCACCAGCATGTCCCCCACCGCGTCCGTCATGTTGGCCGCCCATTCGTCGAGCTGCCCGAACCTGGCGAGCTCCTCATTTTGGGTGGTGGCCTGCTCCTGCAACTTGGCGATGAGCTCGCACTGCGTAGCCACCAGCTCCGCCAGAAAATCACGCTCCTCGCGCGCCTCATCCAAGCTCATATACGCGCCGTCACGCTCCGCCCACGCCGCTTCCAAATCGTCGCTCATGCCGCCCACCCCCGCTTAAACGGCGGCATCGTGCCGTGCCAGCGCGCACGCTGTTGCGCCCGCACCAACTCGGTGTTGCACGCCCGGTAGACGCTGCAGAGGCTCTTGCCGCACGCCCGCGCCACGTCCGCATATTTGAGGCCATCGGCGCGCAGCTCGCGCGCCTTGGCCCACCACGCCGGCTCCCGGCAACCCCGGGTCACCGCTGCAGCACCGCGCCGACACGCGGCGTCACCTGCGCCCAATAGGCGTCCTGCCGTGACGCGCAGCCGGCGGCGAGGAGCACCACGACGCAGAGGGCGAACACGACGCCCACTAGCATCAGGGAGCGCTTGCGCTTGGTTAGCTCGACGTCACCAACCGGCGGCCATTTATCCATGGCATGCTTGCCTTGGTGCCAGCGCGGCGGTTCGCTCGTGCTCATGGGGTCGAGGTGATCCGGCACCGCGTCGAGCGCCCGCTGCAGCGGCGTGCGCGAGGGGTCCGGCAACGCGGCGTACCGGGAATGCACGTTTGGTTGAGCGTCGGCCGGCGCCTCGCGCTTGCTCTCCCCCGCCGCGCGCCTCCCCAGCTCACGAGCTGCCGCCGCCCCCGGTTCACCCCTCTGGGTATCGGCAAGACGCCGGACCGTAGCGAGGGAATAGAACCGCATCTCCGCGTCCAGCTCCTCGGGCGTCATATCCTGCGGAGGTTTGCTGAAATTGGGGATGACGTACGTTGGCTCAATGTCAGGTGGCCCCGGCTCTCTGCACCAATGGGGGTGATCGTCGGAATATGACGGGCCCATGTCGATATCCACCGCGTGAAACGGCTCGCCGGCCGTAAACCCGACGTCCGGCGGCCCCCTCAAGCTCTCGGCGTGAGCGGCCTGCCGTCGATCGCGACAAAACGGGCAGGGGCATAGATGCGTGGGAAAGTCATGCATGGGCCGTTCTCCTTCTCGTGACGGCTTGAACATAGCGTCAGGTTGAGAAGGCCGCAACCATCTTTTGATACGCCGCCGCCGCTTCGTTGGGGTCGTTCGTGGTCAAGCGCAGCTCGGCGAGCTTGCCGGTGATGTCCACGCGCACCTTGTCGTTGAACGCCCCCAGCATCCGCCCGATATTTTCGAGAGCCTTTTCCTTATCGCCAAAGAGCACCTGCACGCCGTCCTTGGTGACCTTGACGCCACGGTAGAGGTGCAGGGCGCCGGGAGACAGCTTGGTGGTATCCTTGGGGACCACCCGCATGACGCCCTCCCCGCTGCACTCCAGGCACTCGGGGTTGGGGTCTAGGGCGAGGTTGAAACCGAAGCCGCCTTGCGGCGCGGGGAGCGGCTGATGCTTCTCGACGGGGAGGCGCTCGTTTGCCTTCTCCACCCGTGCCAGCTCATCCATGTACTCCCGGTCTCGCCACTGGTAGCCGCCGCCCCGTCCCCAACAGTAGCGGCAGCAACCGACCCGCATACTGATCAGTTCGTTCGGGTCCGTCAAGAAAATCTGTATGTAAGTATTCATCAGTTCTTTGACGGACATGCTAAAGTCTTGCACGGCAAGTCGTGACTGTTCCTCACGCAACGTGTTGATACGGGTGGCGACCTTCATGTTTGCGGCCACCCCCTGCCCACGTTTGGCAGCAACGTCAGGTAACAGCTGGCCAGCATCGTAGGCATCGACATACGCGGCAGCCTGCGTCATGCCCTTTAAACCTACGTTGAGTGCGAACTTCTCTTGCTTGTCGGTAAGCTTCATCTGCATTGGTCACGCCCAAATCTACGCCGAGGAGAAATAGTCTACTAGTTTAGTGGGTTTTACCCCGCATACCCCGAACGATACCCCGCATATTTTCCGTTATAGGGGTATAAGTCAAGTATCTGATATCTCTACTATATTAATTGTAAACACCCCAGTACCCCGTACCAAACGCAAATCGCCCTACGCGAGCGCACGCACATGCGCCCACGCTACGCGCAGGACAGCCAACTTTTCGTTATCGGGGTATGCGGGGTAAGCTATGGGTTCCTTTGCAAAATCAACCACTTAGCTATACCCCGTACGGGCTAAATTGTCGGGGTACCATATTTATGGACGGTAACCCGATACAGTCCTTAATTTACATAAATTTATAACCGTGGCAACATTGCGGCAACTATGGCGGGAGTGTGGCCCCCTTAAATTACTTGCATGTTTATATAAACTATGGGAGGTTGAACGCGTGTTCAAATTCATGGAGAAAACCACATGACAATCCACGAGAGATTTAAGGAACGGGTCGAGCTAGCCCAAACCTACGCCGAAGACGGCGCGTTCATGTCCGCCGCCCGGGTGCTGCGCGAGCTATCCCGGGAACTGCAGGCCCACGCCGAGGCCACCTGTCCGGCCTCTCCTCCTACCACCCGCCACGTCAAGTAGGAGACACGCCCAATGGATATCGTTGAGATCATGCGCGACCACTTCAAGCGAGCGCTCGCCCTCGGGCAGGACGGAAAGGTGCCCGCCGCCCGCGCAACCGTGATGGAGCTGGCGGACCACCTAGCCACCCTTGCCGCCCCGGTAGCGGAGCCCGTGACCATCACCATGGACGGAAAGTACCAGACACGCGACGGCCGGCCCGTGCGGCTGCTCTGCGTCGATCGTAAGCACCCGGACTGGCCGGTGGTGGGGTTGGTGCTGATGACGGACGGGACGGAGGTTGTCTCCCAATGGCGCCCGTGCGGCCGGTTCGCCTACACCTCACAGGAATGCCTCGACCTAGTGCCGATGCCCGTCAAGCCGCCCCGAGCGTGGTATGAGCACCAGCCGGGTAACCCATGCCCCGTCGCGCCGGACGTGCGGGTGGAGGTGCGTCGGGCAGGCGGGAGCGGCTATTGCATGGCGGCGGGGCAATTTTGCTGGGGCATCACCAAAGACCCCCGCTGTAACATTCGCTGGTGGTCCCCCGCCGAGGAACCCGAGGCCGCCCCGCCCGTCGAAGGCCCATGGAAAGGTCACGCCGCCACCAGCCCGCCGCCCGTTGCCCCGGACACGCTCGTGGACGTCCAGTTTGACGATGCCGTGAGCGTGCGCGCAATTCGTTCGGGTGATGTGAGGTGGGGTCGGGTGACGATCTGGCGGCGGTCCGCCGGCCCAGCTCGGTAGACACAGAAACGCCGCCGGGAGGGGCTGGGGTCCACCGGCGGCGTCTTTGGTTCAACCCCACGTCACGAGGGGATAGGCGACATTATCGGTAGCTTAAGCCGGCGCGCTCGTCAAGGGCGCAGCCGGTTCCGGCCGTTCGGCGAACATGATGCGCTCATCGCCGGGCGGGTAGCCAAGGGCCTCGCGTTCGTCAAAAGCTAGTAGGTCCGCCACCTGCTTGGCGCGCTCGGCGTGGGTGAGGGCGCATACGTGCTCCCCGTCGCGAGTGACGGAGAATAGAGGGAGATCGGCCGCCAGCTCTCCCCTTGGCTCAATGCGATATGTCGTCATTTGAATGCTCCTACGGCTGATGCGGACGCGGGCGTGCCCCCCTGCGCTTGGGTGTATGCCTTGGCCACGCTGTTGGCGTCCTTGAGGTTGAGCGCAGATATGGACCCCATCCGGCAGTACAGCCGGGGCTTGCCGTTATCGGGCTGCAGCACATTGTGCACGCGGCCATCCGACAACGCGGGGTGATAGTCATAGCCTAGGCCGGCGAGCATCTCCCGGCGCTTGTTGAGGGCCACCGGCGCGCGGATGCGTTCCAAGAGCGCGTTGAGTTGGATGCTGCTAATCCAATCTCCGCAAAAGCCCGATCGCCCCTCACTGATGGCCTCAAGTATCTCCTGCTCCGCCCGGCCGCGTGAGGCGCCGATCGCCTCCTCAATGCTGGAGGTGGCGGGCGCCCATATGGCCTCTTGGTTGGGGTCGAGGTCGGCGGCCAGCACCATGTGCGCTAGGAAGTGATTGACCACCCGGTAGCCATAGTCCGGCCCCAGGTGCAGCCACTCGCCTTTGCCGGAGAACCATGCCAGCAACCGCGCAAAGTAGGCATCCGTCATGCCGTCGCGCACGCTGTCCGCCTTGCTTTGCTGGTGGCAAAACAGGGGCGCGTAGCGGCGGTTGTTGCCGGTGATCGGCACGCCGTCCTTATGGTTGGTGGTTATGATGCCGTTGGCGCGATTGTCGCCGGTGAGCTCCTCCACTCCCTTGGCTTCGATAGGTATAAACCGGTTGGTTACCGTGGTCTTGAAGCCCTCAAAGAATTCGCGACGGTTAGCGGCATAGATTTCCTCAAGTCCTAGGAACAACTTGCCGTCAATCCAGCCGTTAAAATTCATGCCGTTACGCACCATCTTGTCGGTATTGGGCAAATGCGCGTAGTGAGCACCTACCGCGTGGCGCATAATATTGAGAATATAGGTCTTGCCGTTGCCCTCGCCGCCTTGGATGACGGGCCACCACTGCGCTTTCATGCCGGGGTTTTGCTTGACGCTGGCCATCCAATTGAGCAGCACGGCCCGGTCTCTCGGTACCGGCAGCATGATCGCCAAATGGTCGAGCCACGGGCTCGGGTCGCCCTCTATCATGGCGGTTTCTACCGGCACGTACAGGTTGGCCAAGCGCTTGCCCGCGTCCTCCACGATGCCGCCGGCCCCCAGCTCGGGACGGAAACACAGCCCGTCGACTATGGGCGGCTGGTAGGCTTGGCTCTTGGTGAAGGCCGCCCACGCGCTGTCCGTGCTATCCTTGCCATCGGTCGAGTTGACAAACTCATAGCCGCCATACACCACGTCAAAGCGGGCTTGGTCGAGACGCTCCCCGCGCGGCGTGAGCACCTTATTAAGGCTAGTGACATAGACGCATCCGGCGAAGTGTTCGGCCTGCTCCGTGATGGTCATGATGCCCGACACGCCGGCAATGCGCGGCACCAGCCCGACGCGCTGCACCTCCGCCTGTGTCACGGCCGGGGCCACCTGTTCGGCCGGCGCATCCGGCGCGGCGTACACCTGGCGGACGAAGGCGCACGCCTTGAGAATGGTGCCCTCAAGATACTCGGGGCGGTCCTCCCATTTGGGCCGCACCAGCGCGCTACGTTCCATCAGCCGGCGCATGCGCTCGGCGTTGCGGCCGGTCCAAAAGGCGAGGTGGTTGGCTAGAGCTTGGTCGGCGCTGGAGGCATCATAGGCCTGCCCCTTGGCGGATGGCCACGCGGACCCGAGCTCCTCGGCGTTGCCCTGCCATAGCGCGGTAAACGTCACTTGCGTGGCGCGGCCCGTGTCGCCGAACGCTGCCGCCGCGCTGCGCTCATCCTTGGCGAGCATGCGGCGCAGCAACTCCTCATCATCGGACGGCCCGCGCCATTCCGGCACCGGCGTATCCGTCCACTCCACCGGGCGCCCAAGGCCGACGTCTGCCGGGTTAAAATACTGGTCGACGATCGGGATAAGGCGGAGGTCGCATGGTGACAGCACGGAGCCCCGGGCGTGGGTGCCGGTGAGCGCCACAAACCGCTGCGTGGTATACAGCTCAATGCCGAGAGGCACGTGCTTTTTGCGGTGCTGGAGCGGCTTGGTGCAGGAGCCTATGATGTGCAGGCCGGTGCCCGAGCTACTCACCTCCATGGCCGCATCGGGCAGCCGGGCAAGCAGCTCTTGGCTTAGCCCGCTCCAGCCGGCAGCGGCATCGTGGGCATGGTCGATATCGATAAAAAAGAACGGGTCGCGCTCGGTGAAGACGAAGCCGATGCCGTGATAGCGGCCGGGGCGCGCCTTGAGGTAGGCGGCAGCGGACACGAAGTCCGTCCAATCCGTGGGGTCCGTGGTCGAGGCGCCGTAGCCGTGCTTGGCGCTCATCGGTACCTTGTCATATTCCCCGGGTTTGCCCTCTTTGGGCACAAGCGTAAACAGGATGAATTGAGGCCAAGCGGCCAACGGCGCCAAGGGCGCGGGAAGCGTTTCCATGGCTGCTACTCTGCAGCGGCGAGGTGCTGTACCGCTGCTTGCCGGACGCTCTCGGGCGCCGCAAGAACCATGGGGTGCCGGTCGGCGAGCCCCTGCGCAACAATCTCCATAATGCCCCGGTCAATCGCAGCGCGCAGCACGGCCCGCTTGAGCGGCACGGAGCCACCGAAGCAATTGAAAATGCTGGCCTTGGACATGCCGGTTTGATCCGCCACCATCTGCAGCGTGACGAACTGGAAACCCACCAGCTTAGCCAGCTCCAGCCCGGCAGTAAGCGCGCGCTCGTTACGATCCGCCACCCGGTCACTGGTGGGGCCTTCCTTGCCCGCATAGGGGATTAGTTTTGTCATGCCAGCCCACTCCTAGTCTGCAGTCATATAGGCGCAATTTGAACAGCGCGTCAATTAGGTGGAGTGCACGCCCGGTTCGGTATAGAGCGGCAGATTAATGCGCCCCTTTTCTTGGGCGGCGTACCCGCAACACACCTTGTTCGGTTCCGAGTGACACGCCCACGCCCCGCCGGCCGCTTCCGCTGCTCGGGTGGCCTCGGAAATATGGGGGAGGCAACCGAGGTTGTACGCCGTTTCGGTTGCCTCATCTCCATAATTCCACGGGCACCCCGGGCACATACCCTTGCGCACCTCGTTACTCATGGCGTCACCACGCGGCAACGCCCGCGCCCCTTGCCGGCCGGCTTATACATTTCCACCAGGCCCGCGTCCCGTAACGCATTCCACGTCGAGCGCATGAACGGGCACGGCTCACCGGCGGCGAGTAATATACCGTTTTTGTCAAACACTCCGTCCCCGCCGTGATCCTTGAGCCATTTGAGGGCGTTGGTCTGCGCGGGGGTCATGCCTTCACCGGCGGGGTGAGGGCGGCGCGGGCCGCGCGCATGTGGCCCACGGTGATATCCACGCGCATCCCCAAATTCCCGGCCACCTGCCATAGCTCAACGCTGTCGCCGATAGCCGCCGCGTCGCTGTCATTGTATCGATCCGCGCGCCCGCCGAATGGCTTAAGCGCCGCCTCCATAACTGTGATATGGGCGGCCATCCGCTGCACCTGCTCCGCCAAGCTAACGTCGCCGCCGTCCGGCGGGTCCATGTAACGGGTGGTGCCGATCGCGCCGGTCACTGCGTCAAGCTCTTGAAGGCGCGCGGCGATCTGCTCAGGCGAGCCGCCATAAGAGGAGGCGAAATGCGCGGGGAATACATATTCCCCCTTACGCACGGGCGAGATGACCCCCGGGCGCCCCTCCTCCAAATCGCGGCAGGTGGTCTTACTCACGTATCCTACAGGCTTAGTCATGGTCCAAAACTCCCTGAGCCCGTCACAAACCGGGCGTCTCCGCCGTAGCGTGTCACCGCCAAGGCCCAATTAAGTTGCGCGGTCTCGCGCGGCGATCCGGTCCATGTCCACGAGGCATGCTTGCACTCCCGGCTCACGAACTGGCCTATGTAGCTGCCCACCATGGGGGGTGTAATCAGCACCTTGCGCACCCCGATAAGGTCGCCGGACTTGCACACCTCATTGAGTTGTTTGCTGTCGTTGGCAAGGCCGTAGCGCACGGGCCGGCCGGTCTTGTCCTCCAGCACACCCACGTTGTTGCGGTGCAGCCAAACGTCATGGTACGGCGCCTCCAGGCGCACCGCGCTTTGCACGTAGCCCTCGCTTGTTGGCGTGTCGGCCGCGCCCACCGGGGCCGGCGGGATGAACACATTGAGGAGGTCCGCCACCGCCGCCGCGCTGATGCCGTGCCGCACGGCCCATGCGGTGAGATGCACCGGCGTGGTCATGCGTGCCCCTCGCACGGCATGCGCAGCAAATCCGGCTGCCCCATCTTGCCAATGAGGGGTTCTAGACCGGCAGCGCGGAGGTGCACAATAGATGCCCATGCGCCGGCGTTAACTGGCACAAACCCATAGAGGCCTGGGTCTCCGTTCATTTCCCATGTCTGCACATAGTCGGCCGCTTCGGCGCGCGTGGGGAAGGTGACGGCATAGTCTTGGCCGCCGTGGTCGAGCAGGGACCAAAATCCTAGGCCCAAGAAGCTGCCGAGGTATACGCCCCACTCGGGGTGAGTGATAACTACGCGCATAGCGCCCTCCGCCGTTCCACGTCCATGCCCTTGGCGATCATAGCCGCCATGCTCTCCGGTTGGCCCATGGCCGCGCAGATAAGCTTGGCCTGCACATACAGCTCCACGAGCTCATAGAGCCGCTCCCGGGCGTGCTTATCGCTCAAGATATGCAAGCCGCTTGGCGCCCGGTCCTCCAGAATGGCGATAGCTTCACGCACCTGCAAGCCGCCGCCTTGGTTGAGGCCGTGCACCGTGGCGCCCCGATGGTTGAGGGCGATCTGCCGGCCGTGATGGTTGAACATCTCCAGCGGCACGGTGCGAATTTCGTCGTCATGGATGATGCGCATATCCATCATGCCGTATCCCTCCCATGGGTTGACGGGCGCCACCAGCTTGGGCGCGGCCCGGTGCTTGTAGTTGCGCCTCAAAGCAGGCCCTCGGCGTCTGGTAGATGGGTGTCCGTCACGCGAATGGAGAACACCACAACGTCCGCCGGCAGCATGGAGCCACCCACCAGCACGTACCCAACCTCAAGGGTAGCTTCGCGCCCGGTGTAGCCCGAGTGGCCGCCAGTTTGGGGCGGCATCCCCGGGGCGGCCGGCGCTGGCATAACCACCAGCCCGGGGTCATACTCGCGCAGCCGGATGGTGTCCCCGTTCTGAAAATCGCGGTCGTTCTTGCGCACCTCGAACGTCTTCTCGCCGCTGATGACGCGATCAAAGTAGCGGGGCCATATTTTAAGGGTGTGGTGCATCGGGTGGTCTCCTCTCGTGACGCGGGGATTAGGCGGTTGCCTTGTCGAGGGCGCGACGGAAATTATGGAGCAGCCGGATTGCGTCGGCATGAGAGCCGCACGGGATAATCAAAAGGCCGCCCTCATAGCGACAGTCCCGGTCCACGAGCGCTTTGCCGGTGGTGTGCATGTCGAGGCTCGCCGCCATCATGCGAGCATTGGCAATTTCCTCCGCACGGGTGCGGGCCGAATGCCCGAGATCGCACGCCGCAACGTCACCATCCGGGGCAGTCACGCCTATGCCCACCGTGTTCTCATACATGGTCCAAGGGCCGGTGGTGTGCATCGGGTGGTCTCCTCTCGTGACAACTTGAACATAGGTTCAAATGGCGCGTGGTGTCAAGCGCCGATCGGCGGCCTGTCAACCCGCACTCTCTCCGCCAGCGCCTCGGTGCCGGCGGTGTCGAGCGTCTGCGCGGTGAAGACGTCCACGCCGAACCGGATGAAGAATAGCTTTTGCTGCTCACGCACCGAGAGCCCGCGCGCCTCCACGGCGCCACACCACCAGCCCATGTAACGGCGGAGCACCTCCAGCACCTCCAGCTTGGCGTGATGCTTCTTGGCGTTGGCCATGACGAACATAGGATTAAGCTTGGTGGCGGTGAGCCTGGCGCGGTAGTCGTCGAGCGACATGGCAGCGTCGGCCACCTTCTCACGCAGCGCGCGCATGGTCTCGGCGTCGAGCATGATCATATCGCCCGCCACCATGGCCGGAGAGCTACGTTCGGCGGGGGCAGGTGCCTTGGTCTTGCAATGCGGACACTCGTCTAGGTGCCTCTCATAGGGCTGCAGACATTGAATATTGAGGCATGCACGCTGGGGGATGGCGTCGGTTCCGAAGTCTCTCACCTTGCCGCTATCGGCGAGCTGCCACACCCGGACACGATCGGGCGGGCCATGGCGGAGGTAGTTGCCCACGTGGTCAATCACCAGCGCGTAGGGCTTTATGCTGGCGGCGATGGAAGCGAGGCGCCCCGCCTGCGTCGAGAGGTCAAACCCCGGAGCGTAGATCGGCCGGAGGATGCGGCCGAATTGCTGCATGTAAACTTGCAAGCTGGCGGTGAGGCGGCCAAATATGCCCACCTGCAGCGCCGGAATGTCGGTGCCCTCACTGACGATATCAACCGCCACGGCGAGGTCTAGGGTGCGCTGCTCCAGCGTGTCGAATACCCGCGCCCTCACGTCCGGGTCGGTGTCGCCGGTCACCAGCTCCACGCGCACGCCGTTGGACCGGTAGGCGTTCGTCATCTTGGTGGCGGTGCCGACATCGGGGGAGAACACCAACCCGGTGAGCCCCCAAGCATGCGTGCGGTAGGTCTCCACGACGTCGCCCACGATGGTGGAGCGATCGGCGGCGAGCGTGAGCTTGGCGTTGCTGTGATCGCCCGAGGGCCCCACGGCGCCAAGCAGCTCCTCCATGTGGCTGTCCGCCAGCACCATGCGGTAGTCGGTAAGGTATCCTTGGTCTATGAGCCAACGCATGGGCGGGCCTTCCGCCATCGCCTCGGCGAACCCATGGCCTCCCAACTCCTCGGTGCCGAGGCCCTTGCGGTCGGCGCGGTCCGGCGTGGCGGTGGGGAGCAGGCCGCGCGCATCGTCAGGAAACATGGAGATGGCGGTGTGCCACTTGTTATCCTCAACGAGGTGGTGGCCTTCGTCCGTCACCCATAGCCGAACCTGCGCAGCCCATGCCTTGAGGTCTTTACGCTTTATGAGGGTGTCCACGCTGGCGACGACGCACCGGGCGCGTGGGTCATAAAAACACTTGCCGAGTTTGCGAACGTGGAGCTCGGCTATAAGTTTACGGGTGCGGGCGCTGGCGATGATATTATGGCGCACCCCATAGCGGGCGAGAGCCAAAGATAGCTGCGCCACGATCTCATGGCGGTGCGCGATAACGCACGAGGCCCCCGGCTCCTCTTGTATAATTTTAGCAAGGATGGCCGTTTTACCGCCACCGGTAGCAAGGACCATAAGAACGATGAGTTTCCCCAACGCCCATAGCTGCTCGACGTCATATTTAAGACGCGCTTGGTACGGTCGCAAATCCATAAATTCAGCCCGCAAATAAACTTGACCATGTGTTCATATTGCTCTAGCCATATTCCGTCAACAACGGATAGGCACCCAACATGGACATTCATTTTAACACCGGAGCCGTGACGCCAACGGAGGCGAAGGGTATCGTAACCCTCCTCCATGTGCTTCACGGTGACGCCGTGCTGCCCACCATCTTGGCGCCCGGCAATGTCACCATGGAAGTCGTCGGCGACGTCATGCGCTACAATGGCCCCGCCGATCTCATCGCCAAGCTTCAAGACGGATCGAGCGGTGGAGGTCTCCCCACCGTGAGCAATGTGACGCACGCCGGCAGTGCGCCCGAGCCCGCGAGCCTCGCGCCGGAGCCCACCGCCGAGGAGGCGTTCGGTGACGCCCTCGTGGCAGCCGGCGGCACCGGCGGGGAGATAAGCGCCGAGGAGGCGTTCGGCGGCGATCACATGGCGGCAACCCCGCCGGCCGCTGGCGAGCGCGACAAGAACGGCATTCCGTGGGATGAGCGCATCCACTCCTCCAGCAAGGGCACCAATAAGGACGGCACGTGGGCGCGCCGGCGCAACACCCCGGACGCCAAGTTTGACGCCGTGATGGCGGAGCTTCGCGCGGCCAATACCGCCATGACGTTGCAGGCCGCCACCGGTGTTCTGCCCGCGCCCCCGCCGCCCCCCGCACCGGTGGCCGCTGCCGCTGCTCCCCCGCCGCCCCCGGCAACTGCACCTCCGCCCCCGCCGCCGGCTGCTACTGGCGCCATAATCAACTTCCCCAACATCATGATGAAAATCACCAGCGCCCAAAGCGCCGGCACGCTCACCGGTATGCATCTCAAGCCGGCCATGGAAGCGGCGGGTATCGACACGGTTTCGGCGCTCAAGGATAGCGAGGAGGCCCGGGCGAAGTTCCACGCCAAGCTGGTGGAGCTCGGGGCCTTCACAGCATGAGCGGGGCGCACGCACGTCTCGCGCCCTCGGCGGCTGAAATGTGGGGGCCGGGCGGTTGCCCGGCATACCCCACCATGGCCGCCCTCTACCCCGAGCCCGAGGACGGCGAGGAGGCTCGCGAAGGCACCGCCGCGCACTGGTGGGTGAGCGAGGCCATAGGCGGCACCGTGCACGCAGAGGGTGCAATCGCGCCCAACGCCTACCCGGTGACGGCGGAGATGCTCAAGTGCGGCGCGACGATGGTAGGAAACTGCCTCGCCGTGGCCATGGAGGCGGACAGCTTCAACGTCGAGACGCGGGTATACATGCCCACGGTTCATGAGGACAATTGGGGTACTCCTGATTTCTTCGCGATCAACGTCAGGGCCCGTAAGATTTGGGTCAAGGATTATAAGTTTGGCCATCGTTACGTTGAGGTCTACAAGAACTGGCAGCTCCTCGACTACTTGGCCGGCGTCTGCAACCACTATGGCGTCATACTTGACGCCTCGTGGACCATTCATTTTACCATTTACCAGCCGCGTTGTTTCTCGCGCGTTGGGGCGTGGGAGAATGAATGGACGTGCAACGGCGCGGAAGCTCTCGCCCTCATCGCGCAACTCGCCGTTGCGGCGGTGTCCGCCAGCGGCGTGCGGCCTCCGTGCCATACCGGCCCATACTGCCGGGACTGCACCGCCAAGATAGGCTGCGCCGCGTTTCAACGCGCGACGGAGAACGCCATTGACGTGTCGCTACAGGCGGCGCCCAATGAGCTCACGCCCGAGCAAAAGGGCCTCGTGCTCTCCTACGTACAGGCCGCGCAACAGCGGCTCCAGGGGATGGCCACGGGGCTGGAGGCGAGCCTTAAAGCGGATATCCGCGCGGGCAAGCGTATCGCCGGGTGGGAAATCACCAATGGCGAGACGGAAAAGTGGACCAAGCCGGAGGCGGAGGTTGTCGCCCTCGGCAAAATGATGGGCGTGGAGCTGACAAAACCCAAGCTCCTCACCCCCAACCAAGCACGCGAGGCGGGCCTAGACCCGGCGCTCGTGGGCTCCTACGCTGCCAAGGTGAAGGGGGAGGCCAAACTTTCCCCCGTTGACGAAGCCAGCGCTATGAAGGCGTTCGGCTAAATAAAGGGCTGATGACATGACCAAATATTCCGGTCCCGTGGGCCGAATGGTGCAGGGCGATGCGTGGACGCCCAACGATGAAGACTATGACGGCAACCCGCTCACCGTGAAGACCGGCGCCAATGCCGGGCAGCCGCGCGTGGAGTACTTCATTGGCGTAGCTTACGCCAAGACGGACCCCGCTGCGCTCGCCTACCTGCTCCAGCTCAAGGCGGAGATGGTGGCGGCGTGGCCGGCGCTATTCCCAGGTGGCGGCAATAACACCCCGCCGTCGTTCGGCTGCACGGACCCCACCTTTTCCAGCAAAATCATTGACGGTGACGGGCTCGACCGCAAGGGCAAGCCGCACAACGCCAAAGAAGGTTTCGCCGGTCATTGGGTGGTCCGCTACTCCAGCGGTTATGCGCCCGAAGTCACCAAGATGGATGAGCACGGCAAGCGTCTGCTCGTGACCGACAAGGGCGAGCTGCGCCGGGGCTATTATGTTCGGCCGTACGGTCTGTACGCCACCAACGGCAACACGGCGAACGCCGGCATGTACTCCAATCTCGACAAGATTTCAGTGGAGCGCATCGGCGAAGTTATCATCTCCGGCCCCACGGCGGAGCAGGCTTTTGACGGCGCCCCCGGTGGCCCCGCTGCAGCCGCGCCCCCGCCGCCTCCCGCCGCTGGTGTCGCCGCTGCGCCCCCGCCGCCCCCTCCGGCTGCCGCTGCTCCCCCGCCGCCCCCCGCCGCTCCGGCGCGCGTCATGCTGCCGGCCGCCGGTGGCCAGACGTATGAGGCCTTTACGGCGGCCGGGTGGACCGACGTGCAGCTTATCGCCGCCGGCATGATGGCGGAGCCCCCGTCGAGCACGGCGGCCTTCACCCCGCCCCCGCCGCCCCCTCCGGCTGCCGCTGCTCCCCCGCCGCCCCCTCCGGCGGCTCCGGCGCGCGTAATGCTGCCGGCGGCGGCGGGGCAGACCTATGAAGCCCTCATCGCTGCCGGGTGGACCGACGCCCTCCTCGTGCAAAATAGTATGATGAGCCCCCCGGCCTAACGGGATGCTTTGCGCCCCGGGGCGCGTGCGTCTACCCTACGTGCAAGATTGACACGTGGAATGCGCGCCTTGGGCGGCCGGGCCCTCCGGTCTGCGATGCTATCCCGTTCTAACCTACGCGGCTCGCTCGTCACGGAGCGGGCCGTTTCTCTCTAGGGGCTTGGGCAATGTGGGCGATCGAACAGCACGCCACCGGCGACTTTGAAACCTACTCGGAAGCCGGGCAGGTATGGGATGGCACCGCGTGGCGGGCTCCCCCAGGTGCGCAAAAGAAGGGCATTAGCGCGGTAGGCGCGGCAGCGTACGCCGAGCACCCCAGCACGGTCGTCCTCACCTTCTCTTACCGTTTGCCACATTGGCCCGCCGGGATGGTGCTGCGCTGGCGTCCCGGCCAACCGAACCCCCAAGCTCTATTTGACCACCTCGCCGCCGGTGGGCTGATGGAATGTCACAACGTCATGTTTGAGCGGCTCATATGGTGGCACGTCTGCCGCCGGCTCTATGGGTGGCCCGAGCTCCCCGCCGCGCAGCTCCGCTGCAGCATGGCCAAGGCTCGCGTCAACAATCTCCCCGGCGCCCTCGGCAACCTCACTGACGTATTGCCGGTACCGGTGCGCAAGGACGCGGACGGTAAACGGTTGCTCGACAAATTCTCCGTGCCCCGGAAGCCAACCAAGAAGGACACCCGCCTGCGCATCCTGCCCGAGGAGGAGCCGGAGGAGGCCGAACGGCTCTACAGCTATTGCGATGATGATGTGTTGGCGGAGGTGGGCGTTTCGGACCACATGATGCCCATGAGCCGGGCGGAGCTGGCGTTCTGGCAAATCGACCAAGCGATAAACTGGCGCGGCATCGGCGTGGACATGGACGCGGTGCGCAACATGATAGCGGTGCTGGAGGCGGCACAAGTCCATTACGCCGGGGAGATGCGGACGCTTACCGGCGGCCTGGAGCCCACGCAGGTGGCCGCGCTGCGCGGATGGCTGGCGGGGCGGGGCGTGCACCTTGAGAGCCTAGACGCCGAGGCCATAGATGAGGCCCTAGGCCGGGAGGACCTACCAGCGGAGTGCCGGCGCGTTCTGGAGGTCCGGGCACTAGTGGGGTCCGCCAGCGTCAAGAAGCTGTACGCCATCGCCCGCACCGCCAGCTCTGACAATCGCGTCCGCAACATCATCGTGCACCATGGCGCGCGCACCGGGCGCCCCACCGGTGACCTTGTGCAGCCGCTCAACCTGCCCAAGGCCGGCCCGGACATGGTATGGTGCGAGAGTTGCGATAAGCCATCCCGATACCCCATCCGGCCGGCGTGCCCGTGGTGCGCGGCGTCTCTCATCGGGCTCAAGCGCTACAAATGGCCGGACGTGCCCAAGCGGCTAGAGGGCCACCTGCCGGTTGAAGACGTGCTGCCGATCATGGCCACGCGGTCCCTGCCGGTGGTGGAGCATTTCTTCGGCTCCGCGCTGCTCACCATCTCGGGGTGCGTGCGTAGCATGTTCGTTGCCGGCCCGGGCATGGAGCTCCTCGCCAGCGACTATAGCGCCATTGAGGCGGTCGTTACGGCGGTGCTTGCCGGCTGCCGCTGGCGCATTGAGACGTTCGAACGTGGAGAGGACATCTATCTCGTGAGCGCCGGCAAAATCACCGGCCGCACCATGGACGAATACGCCGCCTATTTCGCCGCCAACAACTCCAAGCACCCGGACAGGCAAAAAATCGGCAAGGTATCCGAGCTCGGGCTTGGGTTTGGCGGGTGGCTTCCCGCGTGGCGCATGTTCGATAGCACGGCCAATTTTACCGACGATGAGGTGAAACGAAACATTCTGGCCTGGCGCGATGCCTCGCCGGAGATCGTGGAGATGTGGGGCGGACAGGCCCGGGGGCTGCCGTGGAAGGGAGACTATCGGCTGGAGCGGTTCGGTTTTGAGGGCGCGTTCGTCAACGCCATCCAATACCCGGACATGACGTTTGAGAGCCACGGTATCAGCTTTTACATGCGCGGGGATTGCCTCATCATCCGCCTCTTGAGCGGCCGGGAGCTGCCGTATCACTCGCCGCGTCTATGGCCCGGTACCAACACCATGCGGCCGGACACGCTCGACATCACCTATATGACATGGAACAGCAATTCCAAATATGGCGCATATGGTTGGGTGCCAATGAAGACGTACGCCGGCCGCATCGCCGAGAACATCGTGCAGGCCACCGCGCACGACATACAGCGCTACGGCATCACGGCACTGGAGGCGCGAGGCTATCCCGTCGTGCTCCACGTCTATGATGAGAACGTGAGCGAGGTGCCTGCCGGCTGGGGGTCAATTGAGGAGTATGAGAGCATTATGGCGGAGATGCCGCCATGGGCCCAAGGGTGGCCGATACGGGCCTCGGGCGGCTGGCGCGGCCACCGCTACCGGAAGGCTTGACAGCTACTTGAACACGTGTTCATATGCTTCATCAAATCACGGGTGGAGCAAATCCCATGGCCAAAACACGCAAGCAGCTCACGATGTCCCTCACCGTCTCCGTCCCCTCTTGGATGACGGCGGCGCAGGCCCGGCGCGAGGTGCGCACGCTCGTCAATGAGCAGTCTAACTATTTGGACCACGGCCCGGATTTTCAAGAAGTCCACGGGGGCACCGTTAAGGTGCGCGAGCTCAAACCGGCCGCCCGCACATGAGCACCCTCGCGCTCCTGTTTACCCCCGCGTTCCTGCCGCTCACCGCGCTACTCATCGCGCACGTGATCGGCACCGGCGTGGCCATCGCCATGTATCTCACGCCCACCGAAGGAAAACGAGCATGACCGAACGCAAAGCTACCATGATCGTAATCGACGAAGGCGTTGCGCCGCCCAAGCGCAAGTCTCGCGCCAAGCCCAAAGCCAAGCCGCTCGGGCCGCTGCTCTCCACCATTCGCCGGCATTTGCTTGGCGACGTGTCGCACGCGGCAATGATGCTGGCCAACCTTGGCGGCTCCAGCCGGCGCAGCGTCTACGTTAATCAGATGACGCCGGCATATGACGGCGAGGGCAGCCCCCGGATACCCGGTTAATGGACGTCGCCGAACGCCTCAAGCAGTGCCGGGAGAGCGGCATGCATCTCGCCGATGCTATCTTGCTGCTCATGAGCGAGGGGTACCTAGCGGTGGAGCTCGTCGCCGGGATTGCGATCGACGATGACGCGCAGCGTGCAAACGCTGGTGACGTTGGGAATAGCGAGAGCGACTTGCCCCCGGGCGGCTTGCAAGGCGGCAACTAGCGCGTCAATCTGGCGCGGGTGGAGCACGACGGAAAGGTCGTCCACCGACACCGATAGGAAGTCAGGCCCGTGCGTCATGACACGCGCCTTAACCTCAACAGGAGCTAACCCCATGAAATATACTCACCTCTGGCTTGCCATTACGTTTTTTCTGGCGGTGTTCGCCGGCACCCTGGTGGTGCTCGCCCCCGCCTTGGCCGCGCAGCCCGTGGCCTTTGCGGTATTTTTCTCCCCGGTGCTCGGGCTGGTAATGTTCACGCATTGGCTGATGCCGGCCCGCTGGCGGTTCCTCGGCGCTGTCATGACGCTGCTATGGCTCACGGTGCCTGCTGCGCTCATGCTGCTGATGGGCGCCCCCATGGCCGCCCTATGGGCCTTCGGCCTGGCGCTACTCTGTCGGCTTGTCGTTAAGTCCAAGCCGAGCACCGGACGGCCGGCGACAATGAGCGCGCACGCGCACTGAGCAACTGTCGGCCACGAAAGGGCTGGCGGCGGACGTCCTGCCGCCAGACACAACGAATTGAACCTCACGCGGCTCCCCGGTAATGGGCCATAGCCGATTGGTGAGGTTGCAGACAAACCGGCTCGTGGTGCGATAGATCGCCGGGCCGGGAACGGCTTCCGGGGGTACCGGCAGGTTGACGAAGTATACTTCCTCACCCACCGGCCCGGCCCCTGTCAAAAACTCCAGCGGTGGCAGAATGAAACGGGTGCCGGCGGCGTCGAATATGGCGCGGTCTACCACGGTTTCGCATTGCCGGTTGCGCTGGAGGCGGTAGGAGATGCGGAGCAAGCCGCCGGCCGGCGCGGGCGCCTCGGCTTTGGCAGCGGCGACAACCACCGGTACGGAGCGGTCGGAAACCTGCCACCCCAACCACCCGAAGGCGAGGCAAACGGCGGCGTAAGTGCTGGTGCGCCAAAGCATCACGACGAACCTCCCTTGAGCCAGCTCCATAGCTTAATCACGTTATCCCCGAACATGGCACCGAAAGCAGCCGACGCGCCGGCCATGTAGAGTAGGTACTTGAAAAACCCGAGAACAATCATGACCTTTCGGTAAAGCCGGAAGGCTTCCCGAATTTCGGTCACGTCGTCCTCTTGCAAGTCCTGCAGCCATTTACGGGCGGCAGGGTCCAACTCCTCCAGCGACATACCAATTAGGCACCGATGGGCTTACGGGCGACCCAACGGCCGTAGAGGGTAATCAGCCCGCCGACCGCCGAGCCGACCGTTACGCAGATGGTGACGATCGCCTGTGCGTCTTCCGGGCTGATAGCCGCCCCGAGCACGCCGGCAACCGACGTTCCCACGGTGACAATCGCCCCCCAGGTAACGCGCGACTGATACCACGGTTCCGAGTTGGTGGCGTTGGTAGCCTGCGCGACTACTTCCTTGATAGCCTTGCTCTGCACAACCTGCTCCACCACTTGCGAGGCTATGGTGTTGGCCTCGGCGGCCGGTGCGTTGTTGAGGCCGGGGGCCTTGATAACCTCCGCCACCGCGCCGCGTACGGCACCTAGGATGAGTTGCATGGGGAGAGCGGCGAGCAGGGCACTCATGGCTTGGTCAAGCTCCACGTGAGGGTAAGGCCGAATGCTTTGGCGAGCTCCGCCGAGACGGTAACCTGCGCTTGGATGCAAGCATATGCTGCTTGCTGCGCGCGGTCTACCTCCGGCGTGGGAGCGGGCGTGGGTTGTTCGGGCTCCGCCGGGGCCTGCGTGCCCCAGCCGGCAGCGGTGAGCGCCTTGGCGAAGTCAGAGCAGTACCCGGCGATCTTGGCGCCGTTGGCCGCCACGTCCCCGTTTATGATCGCGCGGGCGCTAGTGGCGGAGAAACCTTGCGGGGTGTCATAGTCCCCCAGCTTCTTTCCGGTGAACCAGCCCTCACTCATGCCGAGGTCCGTCACCTTGGCCGAAATGTCCGGCTCAAGCATGCGGTCAGGGTTACTCTCAAGGTCAATCCCGAGCTTGTCCCCCGCCTTGCGATACATGTCGCGGCCGGTGAGCTGGGGGCCGCCCCGGCCTCGGAAGGTCCACCCGTCATTGGCGCCGACATTCCCCATGCGCCCGCCGTAAACCTTGTTGGCGAGGAGCTGGGGGTTTTTGACATAGGGTGCAGCGGCGGCGTCCGATGCAAAGCGCGTCGGCCACGTCTTGCGGATTTGGGCCGCCGTGGTGTAGTTGAGGTTTTCCACAACCGGCACCATTTTTTCGCCGGTCTCGTGGAACTGCGTGGCCAACTCATAGGCAAGATGCGGGATGGCTCGGGAGCTGGGGACGTGATTTAGAAACGCCTCCATACCGGCCACCTGCTTGGCGGACAACGAGCCGCCAAACGGGGCCTTGCGAACCATGTCAAAGAATGCGGCCTTGTCCACGGGTCAGCTCTCCGGCCAATAGGTGTCGTTGGCGTAATCGCTCGGGATTGGGTTGGTGTCCTTGAGCGTGCGGGCCTGGAATATGAGCCGCTGCTTGTGCGCCATGGCAGCTTGGGCAAACGCAAAAGCGGTCTGCGCGTCCATAGGCACGAGGTCGTTGTCTTCGGCTATCCACGCAAAGTCCGTGTCCGGGTCCGCCCACCGAAGGTTGCCCGGCTGCGCGCCGTTGATCTTGGCGGCGAGCGCGGCGGTTGCCGCACCGGCAATATTCTCCCGGTCCTCGGGCCGGGACTGATAGAGCTTGCCCGCAAAATGGAAGCCGCCCGAGGTGCGCCGGTCCCGTTCTGCATCCACGTTCTCGTTCGTGGCGGGCGGCGCGGAGGGCGGGGCGAATGTCCACCCCTCGGGGCCTTCGGTTGCCGTCATACCCGGGGCCGGCGGCTCGCCGCTCACGCTAATGAGTGAGGCAACAAAATCCGGGTGGAAGCGTTCGGCGATAGGCGGTTCATCCGAAAAAACTTCGGCGACCAAGCCATTCTGCACCAGCACATAGCTCATCACGAAAACTCCTGCACTATAACAATGCCTGTCGCGCCATTGCCGCCCAGCCGGTTGACCGCATTGCTAGGCGCGCTGAAAGCACCGCCGCCGCCGCCGCCGTGGCTGTCCACCGCCGGGCTTCCGTTTGCCGTCGATAGGCGCCCATTGGCGCCGGCACCATATGCCCCGCTGCCGCCAATGCCGCCGTACCCGGTGCCGCCGCCGAGCGAGACGCCGGGGGTACCAACCTGGGGGGCGTTACGCCATATGTTCCACCCGGTAGGCGGCGAACCGCCTGGGCAGGCCGCGACAGAAACACCAGTGGTGGGGGCGATAAACTCACCCCCCGGGCCGCCGGGCGCAGATAGAAGGGCACCGAAAGATGACGCCCCGCCGCTGGGGCCAATGCCCGCAATGCCCACGCCGCCAGCGCCGACCGTGACGGTGACGCCCGCAAACGCCGAGGTATAGAGCCCTTGCCCGCTCGCGCCATAGGCGCCCCCCGCACCGGCGGCGCACGCCCCGGCGCCCGTGATACCGGAGCCGCCGCCGGCTCCGCCCCCGCCCACCACCGTAGCGATGACAAACGCCGTGCCCGGGGTGGGGGTATAGGTGAAGGTACCGGCGGTATTGAACGTTTGCGTTCCGAGGAGCCGGCCGCCGACGTCACTTAAGGACAGCCCCGCCAAGAACCACGAGGCGGCGCCTTTAACCAGCGTCATGATGGCGCCGGCCGTGAGATCGCCAGCCTTGAGCGCCGCGCCGCGCTGCGTCTGCACGGGCTGCGCACCGGCCCCCGCGTCAAGCGTGACCGCTCCGGTGTTGGTGTTGGGGATTTGCACGCGCAGCACCATGCCAGTGACGTACGCGGTTATGGCCGGCGTGAAGGCCGCCACGAGGGTGTTGGTGCCCGTCGCCACGGCATACCGCCACGCCCCTTCCTGCACGGCCTGCGCGAGGATCGACGGCGGCACAATGGTGTCCGTCGACACGCCGGCCCGAGCCTGCGCGATCGTGGCCAAGAGGTAGGGCATGTCCACGCGCCAGTTGGCCGTGACGGTGGGCAGCGCGACGTTGGAGTTAACCAGCGATCGATAGACCAAGAAGCCGCCGCCAGCATCGTAGAGCACCCGGGCGCCGAGCGCGTAGGGCACCGATACGCCGCCATTCTGCGCGGCGGTCACCCACTCCGGCGTACCCATGAGTTGGTACTGCCGAAGGTTTTGCGTGATATCGTAGAGGTATTGATTGGTCTGCGGGCGCGGCACGCGCTTGGCCAGCGGGTCGCTTACGGGGGGCCGCTCATAGTCCGGCCCGAACCCCTGCGGATAAGAGATAGCGCCGCCCGCGTCGATCACGTCGGGAATGGGCGTCTTGTCACCAGTCTCGGCAAATGGAACCCGGAAAAACCGCTGATTAGACATGCGCTAGGCTCCAAACGTGCCGTTACCATAATTCAGATAGTAGGGATTAAACCCGAACACGTTTTGCGGGTCTATCAAGATATTGACTTTTACGCCAGCCGGGCGCGGCAGCAAGTCGAATTGCTCAAGGATAAGCTGCACGCCCGAGGGTAGCGCCGTGGGGAAAATGTAGGTGATTGTCATATCGTATCGATCAAGCAGGTACCCCGTGCCCATGACCGTCTTAAGCACGTAGTTGGCATGGGGCACCGAGCCGTCCGAAATGAGCTGAAAATATCGCAGCTTGAGCACGAGCCGCTTTTGTTCTGTCGTGAGGCCAGCGATACCCGCCGCGTCACGCCCAAAGTTGCCATTCTCAAAATTCAGGTTGTTGACGCCGAAGCCGAACACCTCACGCGCGCCGGTGCCTGGCAGGCCGAACGACAGTGGGATGGCGAGAATGATGCCCCACACCGTGAGACCAAATTCGTTGGCCGTGTTGAGGTCAAACACGTCCCGTACCCAAGCTTCCCAAAAGTCTTCTTGGGTAACCTCATACCAGTCCTGTTTGGTCTGGAGTAGCGATTGCAGCTTTTCCGCGTCGTTATACTGCCACAAGATTGCCTTGAGCAAATTAACGGAAAAGTCTAGTTCCTGAATACGAACAACCATCAGGCCACCGTAACCGCAATATTGCCTTCGGCTAGGGTAGCCTTTTGGGAGATTAGAATACTGATCTCGGTTGCTACGTAAGTGACACCATCCGTGCTCAAGGTGAGCGCCGACACCTGCAAGCTGGGGGCCACCCGATTGACGGCGGCGCCGAGTTCGAATGGGCTGACGTCACCGCCTACCACGAAGCCGTCTTCGTCTTGCTGCAGGCCATCCGCATAGGCAACCATCGCCGCGCGCACCAGGCCCGGGACGTCGGGGAAACTGCCACCTCCGCCGACCGTCACCCGCACAAAGATGGGGATGAGGGTGGGGCGGGAGAATTTGACGTCATAGATTTGCCCGCTGTTCGGCTCCTGCACCTGCACGGTGGTAGTGCCGTTCCACGCCGCACCCGAGGACTTCTTGCGGAGCAGCATAGTAGCAATGTCCGTGGCCAACCCGCCGTCGACACAGGCATAGACGCTATGCGCTACCAGAGTGACGCCCTCTATGACAATTGACGCCCCGGTATAATTCTCCCGGAACACAGCGCTGCGCACGCCCTCAAGGGAATGCAGGCCGCTTGTCGCCGCCTCGGGCAAGGTGACGCCCTGAAACGCCAGCGTACGGCGGCGCCGGATACGCGCGGCTATATCGCTTTCCGAGAGCTGGCCAACCTCCCCGGCGGTCGGGTTGTTCACGCCCTCCCACCCGAGTACGCCGGTAACGATTTGGTTGAGCGCGCTCACCGGTGCCGGGATTGGCCCAAGGTCGACGGATTGGAACGTGCCGACACCCACGCCCCCGCCGTCGAGGATAGCGGCGGTGAGGAGACGGAACTGCGCGCCGCCTACCCCCGTACTCGCGAGCGCACCGGCCGGAATGATGGAGGTGGGGGAGCCGGTGAGGGTGACGCCCCGCACTATGGTGGGGGTGGCCTTGACGCGACCGCCGCCCATAAGCGCCCAAATAGCGTCGAGGAACACGCCGCCGGCAATGTTCGGGTTGATTTGGTTCGCCACCGCCGCATTGTTTTTGATGACGTTATCCCGTGCCAGCACCTCACCCGTGATGAGCACACCTTGCGGCGTCTCGGGGCTGACGTCCAAATCATCGCCAAAAGCAGTGCGAAACTCGCTTTCCACGATGCCCTTGGTTTCGGCGGTGTCCGGGACTATGACGCCGGTAGCGGTGATATACTGGTAGCCATCAGCCATTGATTTGCCCGGTGCCAAACGTGGTGCGAATTTCCGCCGTGTACTGCATGCTATCGCCCACCTGCTCCGTGAGCAAATCGACAATCTCCAGCACCTCCGGCACGGCCATGATGCGGGCGCGGAACGCCGCTTCAAACGGCGCCGTCGTGGGGTTCCCTACCCATACCGTCTGAAAATACGGCATGCCTGTGTTTTTGGCGAACACCATCTCACCGAGGATGGCCTTGGCAACATGCTCGCAAACGCGCAGCACCGCCGGGAGGTCAACCACTATGGAGAGGTCGCGCCCGATGATAACCAAGTCGTTCGTGAGCGGGTCGCGGTCAAAGCTACGCATTGGGAACGTCCGTATTGGCAGCCCCCGGAATGACGCCCCCGTGGGTGTGCGTTGAACCGATGTTCTTGCCGTTGTGGGTGACCGTGCCGCCGGTAATGTCCACGCCCCCGGCGGTTACCGTGAAGGTGACGGGGCCAATCTTAAGCTCGCACCCGTCATCGTCAAACGAGAAATAAAACCCCCCGGTCACCGAGCCGATGACGGTTTTATCCCCCTGCCCGGCCGGCGCGTCTCCGGCGCCCATGGCATCGGGCATGAACACGCCGTCTTGGAACGAGTGCATGCGTTCCGTGTTGGGCGCGTCGGCCTTATTGATATCTTGCTGAAATAGCGAGATGTCCCGATCGGCGGCCTTGAGCCACCCTTTGTCCCCAGGCTTAATCGGCAGGCTTATAGAGAATTTGGCATTGCCGAACTGCTGCACGCGGACGCTGGCAATCTGCGCCCGGTCCACCTTATCGCCATTGGTGCCCTGCATTTGAATGAGATGCTTGACGGTGGCGCGGTTGGTGGCGCGATCATATTTCACCACCTCCACCGGCATCATGCTGTCCATGCCTTGCATGGCCTTTTGCACCGTCATTTTCATGAGGCCGGTTAAGGTTTTATCGTCGGCGGGGTTACCCGAGCGCGGCGTGTTTTCAGTCATTGCGGGACGCCTCCACCTTGTAATACCAAGCTTTCTCCCGGCTGGAGAGATCGAAAGCGAGCTGGTAAATCGTATAGCTACCATTGAGCGACGGGTTCAATTGGCTCTTGAGCTCAATGGCGCCGCCCAAATTAGTGTCCGTGTCGAATAAAATGGTTACGCTGATGCCGCGTTCCGTGGCCTCGGGCAGCCCGATCATGCCGGTGTCCGCCTGAATAATCTTGACGCGGTTCTTGAGCGGCTTGCCGGCGTTCTTGACCACGAGGGTGGTATCGTCTTGGAAAACGTCCACCTTTCCGGCCTGCGCCAGGGCGTTGATTTGCTTAAGCGAGGCCCCGGAAAAGCTCCAGTTGGCTATATCCTTGTCGTCCGCCTCAAACTCCAAATCGCATTCAATGTCCTTAGCCACTTGCTGCGCGATAGTGGACAGCTTGTCCCGAGCCTGGCCCGATCGTGCCACGAGGTTGCCCTTTTGGTACGCGCCGGTCTGCGCCTTGAGCTCAAGGGTGATCTCTGGCGGCATCGTCACGCCGGCCTCGGTGATCTCTCCCACGAACATGCGCTCCGTGCCGGTGCTCACCCGGCCGGCGTCAACGTAGACCTTTTTGGGCTTGCGGTTTTTGTTGAACGGGCTGGTTTCCGTAAGCAAGTAATTGCGGGTAGCGCGCGAAAGATTGCTGATATCGATTTGGCATTGATTTTGCGCATCGCTCGCCAGCTTGGTGCCCGACACATGGATATTGAGGCCTTCATACCAGCGGATTTCTCCACTGATCTCAATGCCGACGCGCAGTATGCGGGGGTCCAGCTCGGGCGTCATGAGGCGAACTCATGCGCAGAGATTGCCGGCGCGACCAAGAATGGCGTCAGCTCCTCGGGCACGTCACGATCCACTAACCGGACGTCGACATGGAAGCCCGGCGCCAACACCGGCGGCGTGATTTCCGCCAGGGTCTCGGGGTCGTAAACGCCCGGCACCGTCACGACGGTGACACCCGCCACGACGGAGCACCCTTCACCACCCGGGTACGTCAGCAACTCGCCGGTCTCGGCGTCACGGGTTGTCCACGGGGCCGCCGCCTCATACTCGGCGACGTCAGCAAAGCGCAGTTTGATATCTGTCATCATGCGAGGGGCGCCGATATGAGGGCCGCCTTATCC